CAATGTATGCGAGCGTATCTTTGGCCCCTTAGCTACATACCGCCATTCAGACTCCTGGTAAAAAAGTTTCTCCACAGGTGTATCTTCTACAATCATTTTGCCCGTTGTAGGCTTGGTGAAAGCTAAGAACTCCCGCATAACGTCTTTTAACTTATCTGTGAGCTCCACATTATCCTTAATAGTCGCAAGCTCATTAAATGACCTAAACGCAGCTGTTACGCTATTTCCCCCGGATACGTAAAATACAGGGTTGAGGCCATTCCTTTCTGCCCATTGCCGGGTCAGACCTATGCCGAAATCCCCATAGAAATTTACGTGATCTGATATTCGGGAGAGCGGAATATCACAAAAACAAACCATGGGATACGCAACGTAGGTGAATTTCTCATATCCCAACCAAGCGACATCCTCTAGGCAGTAACGAGGCCAAAAGCCCCCTCTCAAAATATGCTTCAGGGTTTCAGCACTTTTTGTAAAGTGAAAAAGCGCATTCGATTTCGGACTCATATCTTCCCTTAATGATCACAAACGGTCGGAAGAATTTTATGTTGTTCCGCAGATATTTAGCCAGCCTCCTCTCCCCTTCAAAGTCAGCCGCTATAGCGGCAAGGACGAAGTCATGCCTGAAGAAAATGCAGTCCGCCTCAATCGCGCAGCCCGAGACGTTATCGCTGAGCGTCAGCGCCAAGTATCAGCCGAAGGCTATTCGCTCTTCCAGGATGATCGGTACGTGAAAGGTGAGCTTGCCGAAGCGGCAGCCACATATGCAAATCTTGCCGGCTGCCCGCGCAGCATGAGTACATCATGGCCGTGGAAGCAAAATACGTTCAAACCCAGCTCGGATCGCCGCCGAGACCTTGTGAAGGCTGCCGCTCTTCTGCTGGCTGAGATAGAGCGCCTTGACCGGGTTGGCCTGATTCAACCAGCACCAGTTGTGCGCGACGAAATGGGTTCGTTTCAGCATCCAGATATGCCCGGCTTCGATGAAGGCGACGGTGACAAGTGCAAAGCCTGGGTCGCGGAACAGGGCTTGGAAGTGGCGATGGAGCGCCTTGAATACGCCGACGAGGCCATTGCCAATCGCTACTTCGAATCCGGCAATCCGGATTACAGCTACTGGGAGCCCGATCGCCCCGAAGGTGAGGATTGGTTCTGCCTGGCCATTCACGATACCGAGGACGGCCCGGTCTGCTGGTGGGCACGCCGCGAGGTTACGCCATGACCGCTATCAAGGAACGGCCGATCTTGTTCTCGGCCCCGATGGTGCGCGCCATCCTGGAAGGCCGGAAGTCAGTCACGCGGCGAGCCATGAAGGTACAGCCGGTGCTGAACGGCAAATTTTGGCAAGTCTACGGCGCCGGCTGGAGTGATGGTGTGACCAGCGTTCCTGCTGTTACAGGCCATAGCCTTTCCACCAAATGCCCATATGGCAAGCCCGGCGACCGGCTGTGGGTGCGCGAGACCTGGTACTGCGATCATTTCGAAGTCATGCGCGGCCCTTACCTCAAGCCGGATGACCTGGACATCGGCGAGGCGCGCGACGACGGAACCTTGGTCTACGCCGCCGATGGTCTGACCCCGTATGAAGCGTATCAGCCAATCTGGAAGCCCAGCATCCACATGCCGCGCTGGGCCTGCCGCATCCTGCTGGAAATCACCGACGTACGCGTCGAGCGGTTGCAGGACATCAGCCGCGCCGATATCCGGGCGGAAGGCCTGCAGTGTCCGCCGGAGCTGGCAAGCGATGACGTTTCACCGAATTACCGAGACTGGTATCCGGCGGCATGGCGAGAATTGTGGGAGTCCACCGGAGGCAGTTGGGACGCCAACCCGTGGGTCTGGGTGGTCGAGTTCAAGCGGGTGACCCCATGATCGCCCTCGCCTGGTTCGTCTGCGTGTACTGCTACAAGGGGCCGCGGTCAATCAAAACCGCCCCATCAGCAACCGAATGAACCGGACAGGTGTTCGGCGGCTGATGAGACGTAAGCTTAAACAATAGCTCACTTGATCAGTTTGTCTTGGGTGAAGCAATGGCGGTAAGGGTTCACCCCGCCAACCACTTCAGGGGAGAAAGCGTGTACGCAACTGGCGAGGCGAACGAATAAACCATAGCCCGCCTGTTCAGCCCCCCTCTCACCCTTCATCTGATTTCACAATCCATCTACAAGTCTGCCGGTGAACGGCGGGCGAGGAATACTCATGTCCGGAATAGAGCGAATCATTGAAGCCATGACGGCGCCGTCACCGCCGGCAGCAGAAGTCGTCACTCTTCCCCGCGCCCTTGCAGAAACTGCCTTGGCGGCGCTCGAGGACAAAGGCGCTCCGCCCTCCGAAGTTCTGGCGCTGCGGGCCATTCTGGCCGAACCCGCCTTGCAACTTTGGGCGATCCACAGCGTTGGCCCGGGCGAAGAGTATCCCTGCCTCAGCAAAGAAGACGCCGAGCGGCGAGCGCAGGAGCTGCGCGACCTGGGCGAACGCATGAAACAGGAGCGTATCGCTCGGGGTGAAAGCGTTGAGCTTTGGCATGACTGGGTGACGAACGTGATTCCTTCCCCGTGGGAGCCGGCCGAGCACTTCGAGATCATGGTCGAGGAATGTGCGGCCGATGCTGATGACCTGCGCCAGCACAGCATTGGGCTGACAACTGAGCGGGATCAATTGAAGGCCGAGAACGAGGCGCTGCGCAAGGCTCTCGGCGGAATGCTGTTTGCCTTCGATGACGGAGTTGGCCTCGACTGGTCGGCTGAGTTACTCGATCACGCTCGAACACTGTGCCCCGCCGCGGAATTCAAACCGTAACCCCTCACCACCTTCTGCCGCCACGCGCGGCATGGAGCATTTATGTCTGCAGAACTGGCGCAGGCGCCCTCCCGGCCCCGGCGTGAAAGCATCCTTCCCCGCTTCATCCGGGCCAAGCAGGCTCCGGCGTACCTGGGCATGTGTCGTGCTGTTTTTGACGCCCAAGTACGCCCGTACGTCCACGAATTCCCCATTGGCGAACGCGGTGTGGGGTTCGACCGGCAAGAGCTGGACGACTGGGCAACAGCGCACGTCCAGGCAAAGGCAATTGATAAAAAAGGCGCATCGGAGCAACAATTGCCCCGCAGCGAGCGCCAGAAAGGAGATAAATCATGGCGCGAAAATCGATCACAGGCCTTTCCCAAAGGAAAGGACTTTGGCATATCGACAAGAAGATCAACGGCGAAAGACTTTACGAATCTACTGGCACAGCTGACCGGCAAGAAGCAGAACGCTACCTGATTTTCAGGTTGGAGCAGATCAGGCAGCAGAAGGTCTATGGCGTTAGGGAGGTCAGGACGTGGCGGGATGCCGCGATGAAGTTCCTCCTGGAGATCAAGGATCAGCCCTCGTTCAAGCTATCGGCGCACCACCTTTCTCAGCTGGACCCGTTCATTGGCGATATACCGCTCACCCACATTGATGATGAAGCCCTGGTGCCCTTCATCAAGGACAGGTTGGCGACCAAGAAGCTCGATGACGGCAAAGTAAAGAAAGGCGTCAGCAACAGGACGGTGAATATCTCGATCGAGCGTGTGGTTCGAGTTTTGTCGTTGTGTGCCAGGAAATGGCGAGATGATGAGCGCAGGCCGTGGCTGGATAGCGTGCCGATGCTCACGAAGCTGGAAGAGAAGAAGTCGAGCCGCAAGCCGTACCCGATGTCATGGCAGGAGCAGTCGATTCTTTTCGGAGAGTTGCCCGCCCACCTGCAAACCATGGCGCTGTTCAAGGTGAACACCGGCACGCGAGAGCAGGAAGTCTGCAAGCTGAGATGGGATTGGGAGATTTCGGTGCCGGAGCTCGGGACCAGCGTGTTCCTGATCCCGGCTGACTTTGGCGGCAGGCACGAACGATCTGGCGTGAAGAACGGTGATGAGCGACTGGTCGTGCTCAACAACGTGGCCAAGTCGATCATCGAACAACAGCGGGGCCTGAGTAAGGAATGGGTTTTCCCTTACAACGGCACCGCAATGCACCGAATGAACGACTCGGCCTGGAAGAAGGCGCGGGTGAGAGCGGCGAAACTCTGGCAGGAGGAAAACCTTCGCCCCGCTCACCCAGGTTATGCATCCATAAGGATCCACGACCTCAAACACACGTTTGGCCGTCGGTTGCGCGCAGCAGGCGTAACCGAGGAAGACCGCAAGGCACTTCTGGGCCACAAGAACGGCAGCATCACCAGTCACTACTCGGGCGCTGAGCTCGGGCATCTGATTGAAGCTGCGAACATGGTATCAGCAACCGATTCGCGTGGGCCGGTCCTGACAATCTTGAAGAGGAAGCAAGCGTGAAAAATCGAGAAGTCACGCAAATGTCACGCACATGAAAAAGGCCAATGCTATGAACATTGGCCTAAGTCATTGAAAAATATGGTCGGGACGGAGTGATTCGAACACTCGACCCCTAGC